CCAGAGTTCATTTTAAGAACTTGACCTGCTGTACCTTTAGCTAAACGTGTCCAACTATCTGTACCATTACCATATATGACATCACCTTGTACAATAGAAATATCTGTCTTAGCTGCTGTAACTGTATTATCTCCTGGTACTCCAATATCATTAGCAGATCCACATTTAATTACAAATAATGTAGAACCACTAGCTGGAGGATCACAGAATCTAATACCATCAGCACCGTCTAGATAGAAACCTTCTTCACTACCACTCCATGAACCATCATTAGGTTTCTGTACAACACCATTCAAACTAACTATAAGTTGAGCAGCTTGTGTAATACTAGCATCACTAGTACCTTCAAATAAATCGAATTGATCATTAGATCCATTGAATGTAGGTCCAGAACCATCATGTGCTTGACCGTTATCTTTAACACTTAATATCTTAAATTCACCTGTAGATGTAACCTGGCCCCATGCAGAGCCATCATGTACATACATCTTATTAGCAGTAGTATCAAAGTATAAGTCACCTTCATCATTATTAGATCCAGGTGCTGAACTTGCTATACGGTATCTACTGTTAAAATCATTGATATCATCAGATATTTGAGCTACATCTGCTTCTTTTATAACTGTTTTATGATAGTCATAAATCTGACCTGATCCTGTTGAGGTAACTAGCATACCAATTCCAGCATCTATAGTAGTACTATGGAATGAAGAATTAATACCATTAATAGTTACAGTTGAAGCACCTACAGTTCTACCTGTAGTACTAACACCAGATCCATTTACAACTAAACCACCAGCGTCTGCAATACTAATTACAACACCTGATGCGGGTTGTGTATTAGGGAATGCAGCATCTGTAGCTATAACTTCTAGACCACCAATAGGGGCTATCTGTGCTGCTACATAATCTACAACTGCTCCAGAGGTAGGAATAGAAGTATCAGTATCAGAGATAGTTGTTTGTTCACATCCTATCTTAGCAAAGGTAACTGCATCATCTGCTATCTTTGCTGTTGTTACTTGGCTATTAGCAATGTGAGCAGTGTCAATAGAACCATCAGCATAATGCTCAGAATCGATTGCATCATCTGCTATCTTCGCTCCTGTAACTGCATCTGCATTAATCTTAGCTGTAGTAACTGCACTACTTGCTAGTTTATCTGCAGTGATTTGTGAGTCTGCAATATGTGCAGTATCAATAGACCCATCTGTATAGTGTTCAGAGTCTACAGCATCATCAGCAAGTTGTGCTCCAGTAACAGCATCATTTGCTAACTTACCTGAAGTTACCTGATTAGCTCCAATATGACTTGTATCTATACTTCCATCTACTAACTCAGAAGAATCAACAGAGTCAGCAGCTAACATAGTAGCTGTAACTGTTCCTGTATCTCCAGTAGTTACTACTGTTCCTGTTACGTTAGGAAGAGTAATTGTACGATCAGCATCTGGATCTGCTACTGTAAGAGTAGTTTCATATCCATCATCTGTTGCTCCTTCAAATATAATTGTTGTGTCTTCACCCATTGTCAGGTGACCAGTCATGGTATCACCAGTTGTTGACATCTTAGTATCATCATACTCCATAGCCTTCCGTAGAAGCTGGAGTTGGTTATTATTAAGATCTTCAGATGTAATTGATGCACCCGGTGTATAGGTTGCCCTTGGTGTAGGACTACCCATATCTGTCTGGGGTCTTATTATAATTGTACCACTAGATAAATCAGCTCCACCAATATGTATTGTCTTGGCTGCTGTATCTACGGTATATTCACGTGGGGAGGCGGATTCATTTATGGTAGAAGAGGTGAATGTCAACGCTACTGCGTCTAATGTTACTATTACCTCTGCACCTTTGAATACATCAAAACTCCCTGAGTAGCTAAATGTATTCGCAACTCCCGTATTTTGGGAATGTGTTTTTGTTACTTTTGTATGTGCCATTTAGTTTACTTAGGTTGTCTTAATAATGTTTGTGTATCTCTTAAACTTCTATTATTGGCTCTATTTAAGTCACGTTTTTCATCCATCAATTCTTTAACCATTGGATCATTTCTTAAATCAGCCCATGCTCTTTTGGCAATTCGTTTAAATAATCTAGCTATAATTTTATTATGTCGATAAGCTTTCATAGGATCTAGATTATAATTTCCTTTTGCCCTATCCATTTGCATTTTTAGCATAGATGTTTGGATATCTAAGCGTCCCGCAAGTTTATCTAATTCTTTTTCTAAATTATACTTACCTATAGCATTTTGGAATTTAGATCTTATTTTAGGATGTTTTCTTAAACTTGTCCCATCAGGTGCAGTATAAGCAAATATTCTTAAATCATAACCACTCTTAAATAGTAATGATCTTCCTGGTCCTTTATCCATACTAAGAGTTATAGGACCAGATTTCAGAAGTCTTTCCATGAATCCCCAAGGATTAATTGGTTTTCCATTTAACATGTCATACTTAATAGGTAATGTGGCTTTTAAACCAGGATTACGATTTGCAACATGATCCCAGAAATTAGAACCTAATTCTCTCATAGCAGGATTTAAAAGTTTTCCAATATCATTTCTCATACCAGCTAGTGGTAATTGATTATTAATTAGATTAGCACTTATTTTGGATAATTTGTATCCACCACCTTCTCCACCTAATACATCAAATAATTGATTTATTCCTTGTAAGTATGTCTTACTTGTAACACTCTTACCTAAAGCCGCAACAACAAGTTGTAATCTTTCTTCTGCAAATGTTGGCCCCATTAATTCTAAGTTATCTCCAATATCAGCAATATTAGCCATAACTAAATTGAAAGGTTCAAATGAATCATATCCAACCCATACATTTCCTATTTTTATACTACGTGGTTGCCATCCAAAATCTGTCCACATCTTTTTCATTGATGCAGAAGCAGGACCATTTCCAGTTATTTCTCCAGCCATATATTTTTGAGCAATACCGTAGACTACCATTGTACCAATCGCTTGTCTACCAATCACTAAACTTTTAGCTGATGCTAAGTCTGCTGCAGTTTCAATACCATATTTAAGTAAGTGACCTTCTTTAGCCATGGCTGGTGTAGCCCCTAGAATAGCCCTTGATTCATCAACCATTGCACCAACTATCGGTAGATTTTTAACAGACATTCTAAGTCCATTAATACCTGTTCTAGCAAATAAGAAAAACGGTTTAGTTAATGGGTATCTATTCATTAACTCATCAAGACCTTTTGTAAACCCTTGGAGTTCTGTAGTTAAAGTTACTTCTTTAAAGTTCTTTTCTAAGAAAGCATCTTTAGTAATATCTAAAACACCATCTTCATTATGTAATCTTTTGAATTCAATGTCTTCAATTTTACTAAGCATTTCAGGGTTGATTTCAATATCATCCCCAAGTTCTCCCATTACTTTTTCAATAGCTTTCTTTCTTGCTCTAGATTTAGATAATAACCATCTAAATGTATCGTCAGTTGAACCTAATACTCTAGAAGACCACGTATATAATTTATTGCTATTAGCTTGTCTAGCAGCATTAGCTATATAGAATGCAGCCTTATCTCCATTAGTACCATGTTTTTCAGCCCATCTACCTAATAATTCAAAATTAGCATCACCTGGAGTATATCTGCTATATCTAGTTTTGATAGTCGCTAAATCTCCTGCAAAATTTGCATCTAAACTATGTTTAAATACTTTCATTGCATCAGGTATTAATTGTAGCATTGCATTACTAGAAGCTGCTGCAGCTCTCATTGCAGCTACATCACCAGTAAAAGGTCTTCTAATTGTAGCTCCGAATAAGGTTGCTACTTCATTTAGATAAGCATTTGCTGTTGTACCCATGATAGCTCTAAGTGGTGTTTTAGGGCTACTAAGGATACTATTTATCATTACAGCTCCTAATTCTTTAGTTAAAATACCTTTAGTATTTTTACCGCCAAATTCTCCACCTCTTAATTTCTGTCTCATCCAAGCATCAAAATCTTTGAAGTTTTTGATCTTATTGGACATAGAGAATACTTCTAATATACCTTGTGCTAATTCATCAGAGTTACTACCTCTTAAGAATTGCATCATTAAACGTACACCATCTACAGTTTCATCATGTAATAATGCAGTACGTTCAGCTAATGCTGCTTTTCTAGCTGCTTTACCTAGATTTCTATATTCACTAGAAATAAGATATCTAGCTCTTTTAACATTACTTAAACCCATAACTAACTTCTCAGCTATAGGTTTAGTTATACCATCAGTATCAAATATATCAGTAATCTTATGTAGTTCACGTCCTACATTACTTAGATCACGTATTTCTTTAAATAATGATTGATTTACAAGATCAGTTGCTACAACATACTCCATTAAATCATCATTACTTGCATCTAATCCTCGTTTAATTTGACTCCAAAATTCTTCAGTAGATAGTTTATCTATATCTCCACCAATAGTATCTTTGAATCTACGGAATGCAGGTTCAAATACTTGTTCAAAAGTTTTACCTTGTCTTTCAGCATCTTTTATTAATCCTTGAATATAAGGATCTCCAAGCATTTCCTTGGCTTTTGATTTTAAGAATTGAGGTGTAAATTCAGCTGATTGAGCAGCTAATTCTGATTCTCTTCCTGTTATTATAGGATCTACTGAACCATATCCTATATCATCAAGTTGATTTAATTGTCTATATACTCTACTTGAAGAGTTTGTAGAAAGCAGATTTCCTTGTCCTACACCTGCTACAGGATGGTTTTTAGCTGCTCTAAATCTTGTAGCTTTTGGTACATTAGGTGTTTTGAATTCAGCAGCCTCTAATGCTAACTGTGCTCTACCTAATTCATCATGTTGAGATGCTATATTATTAACCATTCTACCTAATTCTGTATTAGGTAAATTATTTAAGTCTAATTCTTTTAATGCTTTGAGTTGTTTACCTTGTCTAGGATCTAAAGCTCCTGCCCCAAATTTAGCAGTATCCCCAAATATTGCAAATAGTTTACCAAAGACACCAACCATTCCAGCTGCTTCTAAAGTATTCTTAAGTTGTTTTACTGCTGGATGATCATTTTCTCCTACAGCAATCATACTTAACGCTTCTTTAAAAACAGGGGTATCACCAAAGAATGTAGATTCTTTGATTAGGTTCGCCATGCCTGGATCAAGTCTATAAGGAGAGGCTTGCATATATAATGCTTCACCTAACATAACTTTTTGGGTATTATTTAAACCACCTATCCAACCAGCTAAAGCACCTAGCTTTTTAACTTTACTTAATTTTGTTAATAAACTTGCAGAGCCAGCACCACCAACTGCAAAACTACCAATTACTTTACCTGCATCTCCAAACTTTGTACCAGTCCAAGGTTCTTCTAAACCTATAGAAGCTAATGGATCCCAAGATAATTGAAATTTTTCAGAAAAAGGATTCTGGCCACTAAGTATTCTACCACTTGTTTCAGGTAAACTTAGTACACCATTAACTAGTTGATATGCAGCACCTTGTACAGTATTCCGCAATTCAACCATATTAGTCTCTAAATCAGCTTCACCAGAACCAGATGTAAATAAATGTTTTCTATTTCTATGTAATTCCGCTTTATCATCAGCAACACCAAAATCTCCTAAATGACCTAGCCCACCTATTAAACCTGTTACATTAGTTGCTGCCTGAGCCCAAGACCAATTAGCAGTATCACCATAAATAGCTTCATAGTTAGGATGACTTGGATTATTTTCCCCTACTTCATAAGGTATATGGCTTTTTAATAGTTTTCCTTCTGGATTATTATGAATGAATTTATGCTGCTTTCCTGTTTCGTAAAACGGTTTAGCAGCTAATTTTTGTTGCTCTGCCTCTACTACAGTCGGAGAATTCTTTTCTCTTTCTTCAGCATCTCGTAAGAACTGATTAAAGCTATCTGAGCCAGTAACTATTTTACCTTCTTCATCCACATATTCTGGATTAATAGTTCCTGCTTTTTGTTGGTCTAGTAGTCGCTGTCTTTCCCACATCCAATATTGCTCTTGATTCATATTGGATTTGTTCAGATCTAACGAACCAAACATTTCTTCTGGTTCCATGTATTAACCCGTTGTTAAAGATTTATTATATAATTCAAGAGCGTACTCTTGTAAGTTTGGTGATAATACTGGAGATCCTGGTATATTCCAGTATGATTGTAAATAAGAATCTGGTATAGGTTTAGTTTCAACCCATTCACCATCAGCATTTAAGTATTCAGTAACATTATATAATTCTCTACCTCTTCTATTAGTAGCTGTTCTAGTCCTAGTATCACCAAGAGGTGTTTTTTTAGTTGTAGTTCTTTCGGTGTACTGCCTATCTTCTTTTTGTTCAGCTTCTAAACGTTCAACTTCTAATTGCCATTTTTGTAAAGCTTCTTTATATTCATTCATTGCAGATTGATTAGCACCTTTACCTTTTGCTTTAGGTTTTTCAGGTTTTTTAGGATAATCAATATCATAACCTTGTGGAGGCTGTCGTGTATCTTCAATCTGTTTCTCGTCTGTAGTTTCAGATCCTTCTTCCTGAACACCATCAGTTACAATTGGTATTTCTTTACTCTGTAGTAGTCCGTCTATTGATTCAATTTTAGCTCGTTTAACAGAACTTTCATCTGCTTTATAACCAATTAACCTGTTGATATTTTCAAGACCAGGTATATGTAATGCATCATAGAATGAACTATAACTTTCTAAACCTTTATGATCCCCAGCTCTTAACTGCCAATTAATGATATCCTCAACTGCTAATTCTGGATATAATCTAGCAAGTGCTACATAATAATCAGGAATTATAGTAGTTTTACCTTCAGCAAATTCTACTAAACTTTTCCAATCTGCTGAATCTTTACCCTTACCTGGTAAGAAGACCTTAAGCTCTGGTAGTTCTCCTGCTTTAACTTGAGCATCTAATTTATTAATAAAATCTTGACCAGCTTGAACTTCTTGTTGAACATTAACACGAGTTTTTAAATGTGCTTGTACACCACCCTCACCTAAAGCAGCACGTTCTGTAAAATACTCTTCATTGACATCTTCAGGCTCACGTTTAGTGCCATCTGGTCCAGGTCTTAATCCAAGTTTCCATTGAACTTGATCTAAAGCAAGTCTAGCAGCTGCAGCTGGTTGATGCTTACCAGTATTTAAAAGTTCATTATATATAGATAACCAATCAGCTTCAACTCTTGCTTGTATGGAACCCATATTATAAGGTAGAGTATCAAGAGCCTCTAAACCTAAATGTGCTCTAATACCAGTTTCTATTCCTTTTTCAAATCCTTCTCCACCAGGCATTGATGTTCTAAATGCTTCACCACTCATTGTTGCTTCTGCATTATTAGCTGCATATCCAGGTAACTGTCGTATTTCATCCATAGTTTCATGTGTAGCATTTCGTACATCATGAGAAGTTATGTATTTTCTTTGTTTTAATAATCTTTTAACTTCTGTAACAATTGCATCTTGATCAGCTTCCTCAATAGTCAGTACTCTATCTAACCACTTTGGCATCTCTATATCATCTTGACCTAATTTCTCTTTATAAGTTGTGAATATATTCTCTACTATCTGATCTCTCATACCACCTGCTTGTTGTATACTGATACTTAATTCACTGTTTTTATTTTTTAATTGCTTTTGTATAGAATTTGCATATTCTTTAGCATCAGATTTTATTAAGTTTTCTTCTGATTGAAGAAACGAACTATTAGCATCTTCATATTTATCTATAATATTTTGATATCTATGCCCATGAGTTTGCATATAGGACCGACCTTTAGCATTCTTTGCAGGGTTTATATTGTTCTGAAAAGCATTTTTCAGTTCGTCTTCTGTAATTTGCTTATTCCGTAATGCAGTAACAAAAAGTTTTTCCATTTCAACCCATGCTGCTTCATTCGTTATAAGACTATCTTCATTATCATGAGTACCAGTTATGGCAAGATGTAATCTAAATAAAGCATTTGGATCAGTTGGGTTATCGATAAACTCTTCCATATATTGCAATCTAGTAGTCTGAGATTGATTTATATTGTATAGTTTCCGATACTTACCCATCATACTTTCAATAGCTTGGGTAGAAGAACCTGGCTGCAAGTCTCCATTCTTATCTATATAATCATCAACCTGCATATCCTGTAAAACAGCAGATGAAAATCCCTCAATACCATATTGTTTTCTTAATTCTTTTATACCTTGACGTAATAACGCTTCTTTAACAAGAGGTGTTAGATTATGATCAATATGAACTGCACTTGGTATAAAATCTTTACCATTAATGGGGTAAGGATTAGATTCTTTTACCATCCAATGGTTTAATTTATCTTTTTCAGATTGTTTATATAAACGTATTTTACTAGCAACATATGAAGCTTGACCATGTGGTGATAATTTTTGGAAACGATCTCCATCTTCATAATATGCACCACCAAGAAGCATATCACGTTTTATTTTAAGATAAGCAGTATCAGCATCTTTTACGTTTTGTAAATGATCCTTTGTTTTTTTTACTTCTTCTTGTGGTGCTCCTTTGCCTACACCATAATATTTACTAAGGTGATCTTCTCTATCTAATTGAGCCGCCTTTTCACCTTTAATAGCCTCTTTATCTCTATACTCTTTATATTTGTATGGGATAATACCACCCCTACCAGTAGATAAATCAGCTTCTCCAAAATCTTTACCAACTAATAAACCAGTTGCTTCATTAATATTATCAATGAGTTCTTTCTCTTGTTCTCTTATATTGTTAATTCTAGCTTGAGAATTAAGACGTCTCTGTCTTAGGTTAATTGCCTGACGACGTTTTAGATTTGCAATGTTTTCTCTATAAGTCATAAGTTACATTCCTCCTACTCTTATATTTGGAACATTAGGAGAAACATTTATTCCTGAACCTAATTGATCTGAAACTTTTTCTGCAGTGGCTGCTGAAGTTTCAACAGTAGCTTGTGTCATGTTAGTTGCTGTTGCACCTGTATCTTTCATTTCACCTACACCTTGTAAAGCACTACCAGCTAGACCTAATATCAATGAAGCCGAGGAAGGTTTAGCTTCTAATTCAGGAGGTACTGGTGTATGACCATGTACAGGTGGATGTCTAACTTTCTCAAAGAGGGCATCAATCTTACTCATAGCATCAATCTTACTTCCTTCTTTCTTCAAGTAGACTTCTTCTTGTGCTAGTAATAATTTATTTGTTTCTTTAGCCATAGCAAACCCTTTTTCACGAGCACTTTGTCCTGCTAATCTAGCAGCTGTAGCTCCAGTTTGGGTTCCTGCATACTCATTTGTATACATCTTAACAAGTTCATCTTGTAATTTAAAAGAGTGATTAGCAAACATTTCGTCTAACTGTTGATCAGCTTGCTGCCATTGGTTAACCATAGCAGAAAACACTCCTTCTTGCTCTACTTCAGACTCTGCTACATCATTGAAATATTGAGCATTATTTAGTTTCACTTCGTTCAGATAATCAATATTATCATGATCGAATTGTCTGAGTCGTTGTCTATTACGAGCGTTGACTCCTGCTACTTTTTGTTGATGCCCTGCAATCTGGCCTCCCATTCTTATTGCAGTCATCCCTAGTACTGGATCGCACACGGCAAAATTCTATAAAGGTTAATTTGTTGGGACCATGTTCAAGTTCTCGTAAGAACTTAAATCCCAGAAACTTTAGAAGTTTAAGATGAGCGGTGTTCCGTTTATCTACTATGTTCCAAAGGAGTTTCTCTTCTCTACTTTCTATAAATCGTTTGGCTTCCCGGGCAAAGGTGAGAGGGTATTCATGTATTGCTGGTGTACATAACATCCAAACCTTACCTCCCTCATTTACACCTGCCATTCCGGCAGTCTTGCCGTTAGGCACTTCGAACCAAACTGTATCTCCTACGAAAGCAGCGAAAGGAAGATAGAAAAGTGGATAATGGCCATGGCCTTCATACACTTCTCTGTAATCATCCTCTCGAAGATTAGAAGCTACATCTACAGCAGCTTCCATTGTAATTGGGTGAATATATTTAGACACGTTGATAGTATCTTGGTGAGTAATCCCCTTCCCAATTCATTGAATGAAGTGTTGCAGGAGATGGGTGATTTGATTTTAATAATACAGTGGTATTTATATTCCTATCATATACTGGAATAGTATGTACATAAGTATCTGCTATTGCAGGTTCTGATGCATCTATATTATCCCATTCTAATGATTCTACAGTATAAGTATAATCATCTCTACCTCTACGTTTAAGTGTAACATCTATAACCCCGACATCACCAAAGTCAAAGTTCATTCTATGTAAAACTAAAGATCCTCTTGTTTCAGATTTAGTTGTTTCTCCTTCTTGTCTAGTTACATATATTTTAGGTAACTCAATAGAGAATTCATACTCATAACCAATTATTAAATCAGTATTAACTGAACTTGTAGAAGTTCCAGCTTCTGTAGAAGTCTTCCAATTTCCAGGTAATGTTATAGTTTCATTAGGAGCTGTACCTGTTATATCAGCTGCTGCAATATCATAACTTTTACCTGCTGCATCACTGGCTGTTGTACAATATGCAGTCAATGTGTTCGAACTATAATAACCTGAACCTAATGTAAATGTAGTAGTATCAGCTGCAGTATTGTACGTCATATCACCTGACGCAATTGTCTTCTTAGTATCTAGAAATACTCTATGAGTTCCTGAATCAGCTGAAATAGTATATGTATCAGGTTTGATTTTGATGTCAAATTTTTCTAATGTAAATTTAGAGCCATTTGTTAGAATAGCATAATATGCATCATCCATGATACAATGATAAACTACATTATTAGGCATAGTCCATCTAAACCAAGCTGATTGCTTTCTCTTCTGACCTTGTACATAATACTTATAACCCCATACTTCATTTGTAGCGGTATGTAAAGTACTATCGACTGCAAATAGAATTAAATCATTTTCATTAGATTCAGAAGCTAATGTAATATTAGCAGGGAATAGATCTCCTATAACTTTACTTTGCTCTTCTAATACTGGTTCTTCTCTAGCGCTGACACCTCCCATCTCATAGAATCTAGCACTCTTTGCAGTACTATTTATAAATCCTATAGTAGTACCTAAACTAATAGGTTGGGTATCAGGATTAAATGCATAAGAAGATAAATAACTAACTTTTGCAGTTTCTGGTGTTAATAATGCTTCAGCACCAGAACTTAATAAGAACTGTTCACTAGCACTAAACATAACTAGACCACCAGTTGATTCTACAGCATCATATAATTTAGTTGGATAAGTAGAGCTAGATTGTAAATCAATAGGATCTGCATTGGATATAGCCATAGCAGTTTTTGCCCAGAAATTATAGAAATCATTTACTCTAGATAAAATAACTTTATCTTCTGAAAGTAGAGCAATTCTATTTCTATAGAATAACATCTTTTGTATAGTATTACCAACAAATGATGGTTCTGAGTTTGTAATATCATCACCTACATCACGTTTACTCCATGGAGGATACTCAAATTTAAAGACACCGTTTGTATAATTTCTACTGGCTCCACCATTAATTGAATATGTACCAGGTGTCACTTTAGTCAACTTTAATGGCATTGTATCTTGATCAAACTCTATATTAATACCAGGTTGACAGACCTCTTCCCATACACCTTCACCAAAACGGGCAGGATGTATTGTAACATTACCTGATGTAGTACCAGATGATGAATCTGTAACAGTAAATGTGTTAGCATCAGCTACACTTGTTATAGTGTAATAACCATCGCTACCATTACCACTTGTAATATCGAGTATAACTTCACTTCCATTAGAAAGACCATGGTCAGTTGCTGTAACAGTTATAGTACTACCTGATCTAGCGTATGTAGCATTCTGTACAATTTCAGCAGAAATACCTTCAGCTTGAAACTTAAGGTAATAATCATCCATATCTTCACCACTATTTACAATACGAACTATATATCCATGACGACATACACGTGGTAAATCTGCTATATTATTAGCTTCACTTGTTATAACATTGATCAACTGTTGTTCTGGAGTTGATACACCAAATGGAGTTGCTCTATATAAATGAATACCATTTCCACAAATTGTAGCAGTTATACCTGTACCAGTAATTGCATCTAATGTAGTTTTTAAATCACCCAAAACACCACCTGCTGATACATGCTCTTCAGCATTTGAAGAAGTAGGTTGTGGTCTAACCATAGCTATATTAGCTCTGGATGTAACAGTTACATGGCTTTTTATTGTTACAGTAGTTGTAATACCCTTCTGTGAAGTATATTGATGTGTATCATCTGTTGACCAACCTTCTCCACCAAATTGTAATTTAGCATATGGTGCATAAGCATCATGATAGTTATCATTATCTGAGTCATCAGTAGGTTGAGGTGTACAGCGTGTATCCATCTCATAACGTAAGTTACTTCTACCACGTGGTATGGTTAGATTACTAGTTGATATAGTACCAGAATCACCATGAGTAATAGTAAAAGTATTAGCATCAGCTGCTGTAGCTACAGTAAATGTACCGTCTGCGGCACCTCCACTGGTGAAATCAATAGTGACTGATTCTCCTACTTCGTAGCCATGATTTGTTACTGTTGCTGTTACAGTAGTACCAGATCTAACATAAGTACCAGTCAGCGCTGCTGTAGTAGGAGGTGAAGTTGCACCTATTCCTCTACCAGCATTAACATTAACATACTCCCTACCCATGCCTTGGCAATCACCATTACTAGATCCACTATAACTAATTGATTCATCAACTACTATACCAGTAGCACGAGGATAGGAAACAGTACTATTATCTTGAGGATCATAAATATCTAAAGCATACTGTTTACCATAAGCTATACTATCTAATTCTATATAAGCTTCATTAACTAATTTAGGGGACTGCTTATCTGCAGTTGTCAGCATTGCAGTCTCCTTACGCCTATTAACAAAGAATGTAGTTTTATTAATTGTTAACACCTGTATATCAGAAGATTTTTCATCTGATAGTCCAGAGTTATCTAAGTAAGTAGCTTTATTTGTTCCAGCAACAACGGAATAGTCCACTGGAATTGAAGCACCATCACTACATCTCCAAACATTAACCACCCCTGCATTTGAAACTTGTCCAATATATTGCTCCGTATCTGTTGTATATATGGGGAACCATTTTGAATGTGATCCAGTATCAACAGCATAAGTTTTACTATCTCCGTATGGATTACTTGTGGTGGTAATATCTTTAACTAATAGACTACCAGGACGTTTTGTTAATTGTGTAACTACATCTGGGTATCCATTTAATAAATCTACAACTTGTCCAGGTGCCTTCCTTTCATCTGGTTGTGTTGACATACCAAGGACATAGTTGCTTATTTTTTGAGTGACACTTGCCATTATCTTCTCAGTGCTTGATAAGGTTTGTAAGATTGATATGCAGATTCATCTGGCCAGCCCATCATGCTATGATCACCTTGATTGCATTCATATTCCATGCAAGCTGCTCTAGCTTGACCTTCATAAGTTGCTAACATTTTTTGTAGTTGAGCATTAGATACTAACTGTACAGCAGCTCTACCACATGATTTATATATTATATATCTTTGGAAAGGTGCTGGTATATCTTCAAAATTTAATCGTCTTACATAATTGAAATAAAAATAATCATCATCAGGAAATTCAAATGTATGATTTACTCTATCGTACACTTTCCATATTCCATCAGAACTATCTTTTCTTCTAACGAAATCACGTGTTCTATCCCAAGCATCTGTTCCATCTATAGACATAACATCTGATGGGATGATAAATTTATTATCAGATGTTTTATCTGAATTTTTTATATGGTATTCTATATTAAATGTCCAACCTTCATTCTGGACATCTTGATTAACTTCTTTAAATATATTATAGATAAACGATACTTCAGGGTTAGCAAAATCTAATCCAGAAATAGGAGATTGACCGATGCTACCAAGGATCGCATTGACTGCGGATAGTTCGGTATCGATATCAACGGTTGTGGTAGTCATAGGTATAAATATTTGTGAATAAAAAAAAGGGAGGTACGGAGACCCCCCTTATATATAAATTAGGTAACGTTACATTCAACACCTGGATATGCTACTCTCAGGTTCTGTGTTACTGAGTAAATAGCATTAGATGAACGAATGTCTGTACCGTCACCGTTAGTACGGGATACACTTTCACGGGTTGCAGCAGTTGTGCATACACCGTTGTTTCCCTTAGCTACAGAAGCGGCCATTGTTATAAAGAATAATTAGCAAGCACCATATTTCTGAGCAGTAAGACCGTCAGATGATACTGGACGACCATACTCTAATGGGCTTGGCATGTTTTTTGTTATTGATCTAGCAGTACCCATACCTGTGGTATGAGTCTGCTTCTTACATTTGCCAGGTGCAACTGACATAATATACCTCCTTAGTTGTTAAGAAGTTCGATAGCACCAGCTGGGTTAAGAGTTCCTACACCCATTGCGAGACGACCAACAAGTACATCTCCTTGGTATAAAACTGATACATCTCCGCCCGTTACTTGGACTTGAGGGCCAATAGCCTCTACAATTCCTGCAGCATCACGCTGATAGATTAATCCACAATGATTTGTGAAGTCACCTGAGTATGTATTATTTTCACCAGACTGGCCATTAACTGTACCAGCAAGGAAAGGTAGGTTGTTAGAACGCTTGATCTGAATACCAGCAATTTCAACTAGACCTTCACCAGAGGTTAGGTTACCTTGATTGTTACCATAGTCTCTGTTTAAGATATTAGAAGATACCTGAGATACTAGAGCATAGTACTGTCTTGGAGATAGTACAGCTGTTCTACCAGTCTTAGGAAGATTCTTCTCATCTAGTACACTAGCTGCCTCAAAGAAGGCATCAACTAGAGCTTGAGCGTCATACTCTTTACCAGAGCCTAGCTTGATCTGAGTACCACCTGGTTCTGGTCCTGGAGATGCAGTAATAGGATGAGCTTCACGTGCTGCTAGAGCAATCGTTCTGAAGACTTTCTTATCATATGCCTCTGCTAAAGCGTGACCGATCTTGGCAGATATTTCAGATCTTAGAGAGTAATGTGCAAGTGTCTCATCGAGATCATATACGAAAGCACTAGAGATGAGGAGATCATCGCATTGGATGGTCTTCTCTGCTACTGGTGGATCGCCTGATCCGAGGATTGGTTCACCGGGAGTATGGTAAGCCGCTTGCATGCGTCCCGTGAAGATGAACTGTAATGATTTACCGTTCTTTAGGGTACGTCTTTGCACGGTATCACGTGCTATTGTTGCTGACTCATAAGCTTTGAACAGCTCACCTGAGAACAGCTTTAGATAGGTTGCATACTTGGTATCATATGCCTGAGAACCTGCGGTATTAGAGACCGCTTTATTCAGCGCACCAAGTACTGACTGTGTGGCGTTAGCCATTATTATATAGAGAGATTAAAGTTTACACTCTCCAAGCTTGGATTAAAATATTGATTGTTGTGGTCTATCCCACCGTCTAGACAGCTTAAGGGTATCCTCGTAAGGGCCATAAGCCAAAGCGGGTGAGGGGAATCGAACCCCTGTTAAGCTAGATTGGAAATCTACTTTCTTCCATAGGCACCCGCAA